GGACACTACTCTTTGGGTATGCCATAGAATACAAAGCCATCTGTCTCTTTTGTGCCTCTGTAGGTTTAGAGGGCATTCTTGTAGATGTCTTTAGGTCTACAATTTTATCTTCAAACCTGAAGTCAATGTATCCCATGACAGGTACAGGCAAGTCATCAAATTGAACCTCAACTTTCTCTTGATAAGCTACAAGATTCTCATGATTAAAGTTCTCATCAATAACTTTCCCAAAGTCTTTCAATAACTTTTTTTCTTTTATAGTTTTAGTATCTCCTAAATCTATCTGTGATTCTGCACACAAGGACATAAACTTCATGTCCAAAAGATTAAAGTCAAACACACCTTTCTCATATTTATTAGCTAGTGCAAACTCTTCTGCAATACCCCTTACTGCACTAGCACCACTAGAAGATTTAACACCAAACAAGTATCGTGTTATCCACATGGGTATATCACTTATGTAAGTGTTCATACTACTAGGTGATAGATAGTTAATATTATGTACCTTAAAGGGGTTATTACTTTTCATTAAGCTACATCTTCATTATCGATCTGCACAAATTGTGAGACAGTATCCTCATCATCCTTTGAGATATTTGAATTAACTTTATCATCCCACATACTCATTATATAGGTATTATAATTCTCAATCCAAGATATAAAATCAGTAAAGGTTGTCTGATCTTTATCACTTAACTCAATGGACTTGGTTGTATCTAACATAACCTTAGGTACATAAAACTTCTCACCACTAGCTAAATCTCTAGGATCACCCAAGGCAGTTATAGTATGTTGCACAGGTAGTTTTCTCATAGTAGATAGTGTAGCAAAAGGTTTGCCTACAATCTTAAATGCCTCACGATTATCTATCTCCCAAATAAACGGAACATCTTTTACCTCTGTAAGGTTACCACTCTTCTCAGTCTTAACATCTTTCATAGTTATTAAACCAAATAAAACTCTAACTCTTTTTATCTGCTTAATTAAGTTCTGCATATCTGCAGACAGAGATGAAAAGTCTTTTATATAACCACTTGGCTTACCACAATTAAATGTACCTTGATTATCTTTCAAATCAATATTTAAATTGTCTGCCATAATAGTTTTATGGAAGATACCTAGAGGATCACCCTTCTTTGGATTAATAGCCTTAACAAATCTCTTATACATAAACCTCTGCATAAAGGGTCTGATCTCAACTTCTTTAGCATAGTATATAGTATCATCAGGAACATCTAATTTATATGACCCTGCTTTTATCTTTACTACTTCTTCTATCTCATCACCTACCTGCTTCTCACCCATGATAGGTTTGTGTAATAGTTTTAATCTCGGTAAACTACTACTCTTATTATCAGATGATTCTCCTGTAAGACCCATTGCTTTAGCCATAACAGAATAATTATCTGTATTAATTGTAACTATTTCATTCATACTTATACCTTCCTTCCTTTAAAGATCACTTGTTATATCACATAATATCATGTGTGTCAAGCCAATTATTACCTATTTTCATATCTAATTTTAGAGGTACATTGAAGTCAATCTTAAATTGATTATCAATAATAGCTTTCATATTAGTATTAATACCTCTTAATATAAATGTAACCTTTTGTTTTTCTTCAGGGTGTACATCTATCACTATAGAATCATGCACAGTATTTACAATACACGATTGCAATTTACTTAATTGTTTTTCTATCTCCATAAGTACGACAGGAACAATATCTGCAGTAGCAAAACTCTGCACAGGATAGTTCTTTATCTGTGTGAAGTTAGATACCTTACCATTAGCATACCTCTTCATGTTATTAAATGAAAACTCTCTGCCTGATGGTGTCTTTATTCTGCCTGTACTCATAGCTTCTTTAGCCAATCTGGTGTGCCATAAGTTGACTTCTTTGTATTTTTCTGTGAAGTGTTTGTAGTAGGTGGCTTGGGCAGATGATCTACCAAATCCTGTTGCTCCGTAGAGGGGTGCAAACGTGTGTGCCTTCGCTTCCTGACGAGATGTAGGCTCACCTGCATCACTAATAACACGAGCAGTATAACTATGCACGTCAAATCCATCTTCTATCTCCTTCATTGCTATTGAATCTTGTGACAAGAATGCTGCAGTTCTAAACTCTAACTGTGCAAAGTCTGCCTCTAGTATCTCTCCACCTTCCCAACGTGATACAAATACTTTCTTAACAGGAAACGTACCACCTCTAGGCATATTCTGCATATTAGGGTCTGCTCCACTAAATCTACCTGTAGATGTTCTGTGTTGTAATAACCTCACGTGTAACATACCATCAGACTTTACATGAGTTTGTATACCCTCAACAAAAGATGAGAGGTAAGTATCTAATGCAGATAATCTTTGTATGTCACGTAGAAAAGATTGTGCATCAGTCATGTGTCTATCTTTAGCTATGCTCTGTAGTAACTCTAAGTTAGTTTTGTTTACACTAAAACCATTTGCACTTACCCACTTCTGATTAGGTGCAGAAAACTTTAGACCTGCAATCTCTTTCGTAGGTATAAACTTATATCCATCACCATCACATATAGGACACACACTAGGTTTAGCATATGGACTACCATCCTTCTTTATCTTTCTAATATATCCTGTGCCTTTACAGTAACCACACTGTTCTGCTTTTGTTTTATAAACTATACTAGAATTGTATGCTACATTGTTCTTGAATTGTTTGTCATGCATATTAGGATGGAAATAATTTGCCCATGTAGCCTTGTCTTTTACTTTCCTACTATATATAACCCAAGACATTTGTTCAGGACTATTGAGATTGATAGGTGTATCTCCCATAAGTTCTCTCACTTGTTTGTTTAAACGTTCCTCTATATCTTTCTTCTCCTGTTCAAACTCCTGTCTAACTTCATTAAGTTTACTCTGATCTACTTTAAAACCATTACGATACATATTAGCTAGAGTTACTGTCACTTTATTAGTTAATATTACAGAGTCCAAGAGTCCTGCATACTGTTCACTATTTAGTTTCTTATACTGTGCATCACATAGTTGTTGTGTAGCACGTAAGTCTGCAGATAAGTATTCAGATAACTCATCTCTTGGTATCTCATCTGTAGCATAACCCTTGGCAAAGTATTGTTTAAGTGTATCTTGTTTCTTAGTCTCAAGATCATACCTCTCTGCACAGTCTTTTAAATGCAAGGGTTCTTTCAATCCTCTCTGTAGTATATACTCTGTTAACATAGTACAGTAAACAGGACCATCATATCTAAACCCTGACTCCCATAGCCACATCAAGTCATAGGCTATGTTGTGTCCTATGAGTATAGTTGCCTGATCTAGTAACTCCTGTATCTCAACATGAGGTGTACCACCTCTGTCCATATTGTATAAGTATTCACTGCCCTGATCAGTAAGACAACCTACCATTACTAATTTATTGTCAGGTTCAAATGGATCAAGGTGTAACTTACCATCTCTTTTTGTTGTTGTATTTTCTACGTCTAATGTTAGTTTCATTTCTTATACTCCTTCAATATATAATTATCTATAAAATGTTGTAGGTCAGACTTGTGTCTGTACCATGTACTCTTGTGTAGTATTCTCCAATTATCATTACGTAGTGTAACAACAAACTTATCATTTATTAAGACAGTACCACTCTCATATTCCTGTACCTCTAACCCTGCCTCAATAAACTTAATTAACTTACGTAGTCTTTTTGCCTCTCGTTCATATGAGTTTGAATAGTAATCTTTATGGTAGCAATCTAAATCACGTTGCTTGGCATCTTTCTCTGCATCTTTTAAATCTTCTTTTAGTTCAGGTAAATCTTTTTTACTGTATAGGTTTTCTGCCTTCTCAAGTTTTGCCCTGTGTGTATCTAAGTATCTCATAGCATTGGCTAGTCTTGTTGTCTCATCAGAGAATGCACCTAGTCCTGTATTACAGTGATGACATATCCAACCTCTGAAAGTATTTGTTTCATGACAGTGATCCAATACCCACGTCTTCATTCGTATCTGTCCATACTTAGATAGTTCTTCCAAGTCTCTGTCACAGACAGGGCAACAGTAATCATCACTAGGATATTCATTCTCCTTTCTTAGCTTCTTGATTATAGTTTTGTGTCCATTCTTACAGGACTTACACGTTCTCTTTATCTCACCTGACTTCATAACGATGTAATTAGTTACAGGTTGTTCTATGTCACACTTGATACACGTTATATATTTTGTCATGCCTGATACCTCGCTAACTTATAGTCTAAGTCACAGATAATTTTACCATGCCAACCTGTTACTTTATTCTTGACAACGTTTAGATGTCTCACACTGTCCTCTGCATCTTGTCCTTCAACAGGTGGGTTCTTAGCTATTAAGATCATGACATCTGCCTCTGCTGCTTTTCCTGTACGACTGCCTTCCATCATAGATTGGTTCAGTAATACTTTACCTTCTGCCTCTGCATTTAACTGTGACATATAGAATACTGCACAGTTGTATGCCTTACCTATCTGTCTAGCATGGATAGCATTAGCCTTCAATGCCTCATCTTGTCTAGCAAATCCCTGTGTTAGGGCAAACTTATCTCCCATATCAAGGACAAGCACGTCAGGTTTATATGCCTTACATATACTCTCTACCCAATTCATATCCTTACTTGTGGCATCTTTGATAGATACATTCTTCTCTACCTTCTTCCACAATTCCTGTGCCTCAGTAGGTTTGTCACGTATCTCGTGCATATCCATCCCTACTGCTGCAGTTAGGTATCTTGCACCAACTCTTACTGCCTTCTCCTCATTACACAACACCACACACCTAGCACCTTGATGTGCAAAGCCTGTAGGGGAAGCGATTAGAGAGGCATGGAAGCTAGTCTTACCTGTGTTAGGTCTAGCACCCACCTCAATCAAGTGACCTGCATTGACACCCTCTAATTGATGTACAAGAGATGGTATATTAAATGACCATCTAGTCTCAAGGTCATTACTCTTGATTAGGTTCTCAATACTAAGGTCTTCCCAATCTATATTTAGGTTAGGAATAAAGTCTTCACCATAGGAATCAAGTATATTTCTAAGGGGTTCAAGTGTGGATTGAGTACCATTGACATAGTTAAAACCAATGTTAGCAATATCCTCACCCACAATTTGTTGAAACAATTTTGAAAGCACTTCCTGTGCAATGTCTTTACCAAGTTCAGTCTCCTTTTTTAGTGTACGAAACGTAGACTCATATGCCTGTTTCTGTGCAGTAGTTAGGCTAGGATTAGATGACATAAACAATGCCTGTATCTCATCAGACGTAACTGTTCTATCATACTGTAACATAGCCTTATCTATAGTTGATTTGATCTTTCTAACTTCCTTACTGAATAATCTGTCAGGACACTTAGCACCCTTGTGATCATCATAGAAATCTTTATTCATCAAAGTTTTAATTAACGATAGTTCCATTTATTAACTCCTTTAGTTTGGTTAAATCATTATCTCTTTTATATT